AATGATCATCAAAATGATGGTATTCAATGCCATTAAATCAGCCGGAAAAGCAATGGGTTTTGATATGTCGTTTCTTGGAGGAGCAAGTAGCGGAGGTTATGCCGATGGCTCTTGGTTGTTCTATCGAGGTGGTCTGGTCGGTTTCGAGCAAGGCGGTTTTACCGGCTTAGGCGGAAAATATCAACCGGCTGGCATTGTACATCGTGGTGAATATGTTATCACCAAAGAAGCAACAAGCCGATTGGGTATTGAATACCTTGATTACCTCAATTATCAATCCCGTTCAAAACCTCGTGGTTTTGCTAATGGTGGCGGTGTTGGCGTGCCAACGGTACATCAAACTAATGGACAGACTAATATCAAAGTGAATGTGATTAATAACGGTGAAGCAGCAAACGCCAAAGTGGAAAGCAAAAAAACTGACAACGGTTTAGAAATTACGGTGGAATTGCTTAAAACGATGACGGATATTGCCGAAAGAGCGGCGAATAACGCCGTCACCACAAATTTCAGACCGGGAGGTGCATTTGCTTAATATAAAAATCTACCGAAATTAACTGCACTTTTATGCGTAATCATTAAAAAAACAAACCCCGAAAGCGGCAAACTTTCGGGGTTTTCTTTTACCCATTGATACAGAATGAGTAATAAATTATGGATGTTATATTAAAAACTATTCTCTCAATAATCAAGGGAGTTACAACAATGAATGAAAAATTATCAAATTGGCGGTTCTTTGGCATATGGATTGTTTTCTTCTTATTTGCTCTTGCTTCTGTCATTAATGCGATCAAATGGTGGTAAGTTATGCCAACGCTTATTAGCAACCAATTTAAACTCGATCTTGCCAAACTTGAGCAAAACGCCCTGATCGAACTCTTTGAGGTAGATCTACGCGGATTAAAAGATTCAGATGGGATGAATGGTGAGCTGTATCGGTTTTATGCCGGCAGAAATGAGCGCTCACAGCCGATAGTGTGGCAGGGGAATACTTACGCTCCTTTTGGCGTGAAAGCCGAAGGCTTTGAAATGTCGGGACAAGGGCCAAGTAATCGCCCAACGCTTACCCTTGCCAATATTAACGGATTTTTGACCGCACTTTGTAATCGGTTCGATCAATGTTTGGGGGCTATTGTACGCCGACGTTTAGTGTATATGCATTATCTTGATGCAGTCAATTTTACAAACGGCAACAAACAAGCCGACCCCACACAAGAGGCATTAAGCTATTTTGTGATTGAACAGCTCTCATCGCTTAAACGTGATATTGCGCAATTTACTTTAGCGTTGCCCAGTGAAACGGATAATGCCCTCATTGGTGCAAGAATGATCACCACGACCTGTTGCTGGGTGTATCGTGGTGTCGAATGTGGTTATTCAGGGCCAGCCGTGGCAGATGAAAAAGATCAACCCACTACCGATCCGAAAGTAGATAAATGTAGTGGGTTATTGCCGGGGTGTAAGATGAGAAATAACACGCACAACTATGGCGGATTTGTTTCAGTCAATAAGTTGGGGTAAAAATGGGCGATAAATTACATCATCAAATCATTGCTTATGCCAAATCAACCGAACCGCATGAATGTTGCGGTTTTGTTGTTTTAAAACGAGGTGAAAATCAACCGCACTTTTTGCCTTGTGAAAATATGGCGGAAGACAAAGAGAACCACTTTGAAATTTCACCGAATGATTATCTCAAGGCGGAATCAATGGGTGAAATATTGGCATTGGTGCATTCTCACCCAAACGGCAAGCCCGCACTATCGCAAGCCGATTTACAAACGCAGCTTTATAGCCAACTGGATTTTTGGCTTGTGTGTGACGGGCAAATTCACCTTTTCCCCAAAATCCCATTATTAATCGGGCGTGAATTTGAACACGGCAAAATGGATTGCTACACGCTCTATCGTGATTTCTATCGCCTTGCCGGTTATGAAATGACTGAGTATGAACGTGATGATTACTGGTGGGAAGATGGCTTTAATCTTTACCTCGACAATATTGAAAAGGAAGGATTTGAGCGGGTTAAAGCCCAACAAGAATTACAAATCGGTGATGTCATTTTAATTCAGGTGGGGGCGGATGTGCCGAATCATGCCGCCATTTATATTGGTGATCAAATGGCCTTACATCACGCACCAAAACGCTTATCAAAACGTGATCTTTATGATGGTTATTGGCTCAAGCACACGCATAGTATTTGGAGGTTTAAGGAATGGTCAAAGTTAGATTTTACGGTGCCCTTAAACAGTTTGGCACTGAGTTTGATTTAGAGGTAAACAACACGGCAGAAATTGTCCGGGCTTTAACCAGTCAGATTCCGAATTTACGCCAATTTTTACAGCAAGGGTTATTTAAAGTTCGTATCGGCAAAGATTATCTCGATAACCGTTATTTGGAAAAAGGGATGTTTTATCAACTCAAAGAGAAAATGACGGTGTGTTTTACACCGGTGTTAAAAGGCGCAAAGCGTGGTGGTTTATTTCAAGTCTTAGTTGGTGCTGCGCTTATCGGAGCTTCGTTTTTGATACCCGGCGCAGGGCTTTTGGGTGGGTTGATTACAAAAGGTATGGTGTTTGGCATGGGCGCTGCATTAGCCCTTGGTGGTGTCGCACAAATGCTCACGCCTATGCCGAAAATGCCGAGAATAACCGATGAAAAAGAAAAGAAAAACTCAACGGCATTTTCAAACTTGGGAAATTTAGTGGCGCAGGGGCGTCCGATGCCACTCGCTTACGGACGAATTAGAACAGGGTCATTGATTATTTCACAAGGTGTGGAAACACAAGATACGAACATTTAGGAGTATGTATGGGTAAAGGTGGCGGCGGTGGCGGACGTACACCGGTTGAAGCAAAAGAAAGCGGTCGCAGTAAACAGCTTGTCAAAATCGTTGAAATTATTTCAGAAGGGGAGATTGAAGGCTTAGCAGACGGGATGAAATCCGTCTATCTTGATAATACACCGATTCAAAATCAGGATGATTCTTACAATTTTAGCAATGTTCAACTTGAAGGGCGGGTCGGTTCACAGGTTCAGGATATTATCGCCGGTTTCAATACGTCAGAAAAAGAAATCTCGGTGGGGACACAAGTGCGGAAAACCACACCGATTACCCGCACGATAACCGATAGCAAAGTCTCCCGTTTACGTTTAACCCTTGGTGTTCAATCACTGTTTCACCAAAACGATCAGGGTGATACAAACGGCGCAAGTGTAAGCCTAACGGTGTATATCGGCAATCAGCACTATCCAGTAACGATTAGTGGCAAATACAGTTCACAGTATTTGCAACAGCATATCTTTTCTAATTTGCCTGCCGTTCCTTTTACCGTGCGTGTTGTGCGCAATACCGCAGACAGTAAATCACAGCGATTGCAGAATAACACCGTATGGGCGAGCTACACAGAAATTATTGATACGGAATTTACTTATCCGAACACGGCATTGATCGGGGTGAAATTTGATTCGGAATATTTCTCGAATATCCCGAATCGCACTTATGATGTAAAAGGGATCAAGGTGAAAGTGCCGTTAAATTACAATCCGATAACCCGACAATATCAGGGAATGTGGGATGGTACATTTAAAATTGCGTGGACGGATAATCCGGCTTGGGTGCTTTATGACATCGTGACCAACAAACGTTATGGCTTGGGACAACGTTTAGGGGATTTTGGGGCGGATAAGTGGGCATTGTATCAAGTGGCGCAATATTGCGATCAGTTGGTTCCCGATGGTTTTGGCGGTAAAGAGCCTCGTTTTACCTGTAATGCGTGGCTCACCGACCAACGGGCGGCTTATGATGTGATCAATGATATTTGTTCGATTTTCCGTGCAATGCCGGTATGGAATGGGCGAGAACTCACGGTGGTAATGGATCGCCCATCCGATCCGGTGTGGACTTATACCAATGCGAATGTTGAAAATGGCGAGTTTACTTACACTTTTTCTGCTAAAAAAGCCCGTCATAATGCGATCCAAGTGGAATATGCGGATAAAGACAACGCTTACGAGAAAACCATTGAATATGTGTCCGATGATGACGCAATCCGAAAAAATGGCTTAAATGTGAAGAAAATCACTGCCTTTGGTTGTACTTCACGAGGGCAGGCGCACCGTACCGGGTTGTGGTTGTTACAAACGGAGAAACTGGAAACCAAAACTGTCACGTTTACAGTGGGGGCGGAAGGCTTAATGCACGTGCCGGGCGATATTATCAAGGTAGCGGATATGGATTATGCCGGCACGAATATCGGTGGGCGTGTATTAAAAATTGAAGGAAAGAAAGTTACCCTCGATAGAGAAATTGACATCACGGCAAAGAGCTATTTGACTTACATCAACGCTGAGGCCAAACACCAAGATATTAAAATTTTGTCGGCAAGTGGAACAGAAATTACACTTGAGCGTAAACCGACCGGTTTGACTGAATATGGCATTTGGTCACTGACCACGCAACGAATCAATGCGCAATTATTCCGTGCCTTGAGTGTGAAAGAAGAGGCTAAGGGTAAATACACCATTGTGGCATTGCAGCACGAACCGCAGAAAGAGGCGATAGTCGATAACGGGGCAGTCTTTGAACCGAAAGAGACCAGTATCCTTGCCGTGCCTCAAGTAAATGATATTCAAATTATCACTAATCCGGATGGCAGTATTGGCATTAATGCCGATGTCAGCGGCGGAAACGGCTTGGTGAAATACGATATTTTAATCTACAAAGGCGATAATCTCTTTGATGTTCGCTTGGGATTAAAATCACCGGAACTGGATTTAAACAATCTGGCCAATGGTGAGTATCTTGTCGTCATCCGTGCGAGAAATGAAAAAGGGCAGTTACTCAACGAACGCACACAGCGTTTTACCATCGACCGCCCACCTGCACCAACGGGCGTTAGGGCGACAGGTGGTTTAGGCAATATCACCCTTGAATGGGATTGGATTGATGAGTTTACCGCCACAGAGATTTTTGCCGCAGAAACGGATGATATTAAAACCGCCAAACGTATCGCCAAAGTGACCGCCCGAATGTTTACCCACGAAGTCGGAGCAAAACAAGTACGTTACTACTGGCTACGTCATACTCGTGGAATGAATGTCGGGCCGTTTCATCAACAATCGGGCTTACGGGCGGAAAGTACGGTCGATATTGACGAAGAATTGAAGCTGCTCAACGAAAAACTCTCGAAAAATATTATCGATGAAGTGTTTGACACTGCCGCTCCGGCACGCAATCTTGAGCTGATTAAGACGGTGGCTGGGTTGGATGTAAACTCATTCACCGGCTATAACCAAGTTCATAATACGCTTGATGGCAAGTTATATTCTTGGAACGGGCGAGCTTATACCCACAAAGTCAGCACGAGTGATTTAGAGGGGAAGATTGAAACAAGCCAACTTGATGCGACACTCATTGAACAACTGACATCGACGCAAAATATGGCTCATACCGCCAATAGCGGTGTTCAGCAACTACAAGGGAATCTCACTCAAGAGGTGAATCGTCTCACTCAATCTATTCGAACCGAAAGTACGAATCTGACGAAGAAAGTGCAAGATGAGGCGAAAGCCCGTGGAACAGCAATCACCCGCTTAGAAAATACGGATAGACAGCAGGCTGAACACCTCGTCACACTGACGACAAAAACCAATCAAGCTCTCACAGGGTTAACGGAAGAGCGCAATGCCCGTATTGCAGGTGATAATGCCGAGTCTCAAGCCCGCAATGCCTTGACAGCCAGAGTGACGAGTGCCGAAAGTGGCATTACCCAACTTCAACGCAGTGTGGCAAATCAAACCACCGCATTAAGTGAAGTAAGCCAAACGTTAAGTGCCAGCTTGAACAATTTGAGTGTCGGTGGCAGAAACCTGTTAAAAGGTTCTGCCGTGCCGTATTCGTCAGGTGGTTATTCCACCCGCTATGTACTCACGGCTGCACCGAAAGTTGGTGAAGATGTGGTGATTACATTATGGGGGAATTTGGGCGAAGGGCGTACAGGCATTGGTGTATATAACTCCCAAGGCTACAATGAAATTGCCCGTTTGGTAAAAATTGCCGATGGGATGTATCAAGGTAAGGGGAGATGGAAAAAACCGATGGACGGTGATACCGAACGCACGCCCAATGATACCCACTTAAATGTCTATTTTTATCCACGTACGGCAACCTCAACCAACGAGATTCGGCAAATTAAGTTGGAAAGAGGAACGATTGCCACAGACTGGACACCGGCACCGGAGGATATTGAGGGGAATATTGACAATATTTCGGCAAATATCTCGGCGTATCAAACGGCACAAGCGGCTAAGGATAAAACCACGGCTGACAATGTCACCGCATTAACGACCAGAATGCAGGGTGCTGAGGGGAAAATTACCGAGGCCGAGCAGTCAATTAGCCGGCTCAATCGATCGACAGCGACGAAGCTTAGCCAATTAGAAGCAAGCTTAAACAATGCGAAAAGCGATTTAGCGGCGAAAATCACTGCGGAACAAATGGCTCGCACCCAAGGTGATAACGCCACCGCATCAAGTCTTGCTACATTAACGGGTCGTATAGGGAATGCAGAAAGTCATATTACCGACATTCAATCCACAAAAGCCGGTAAAACTGAAGTTGTGGCTTTAGCGCAAACAGGCTTGCAATCCATTTGGCGGGCGGATGCTAAAGCGGAAGCGGATAAAATTCAGGTCGGAGGAAGAAATCTCCTGTTTGACAGTATTTATCGCTCTGCAACCAAATGGGATAGACGTACAAGCTTGATACAACGGGAAGATG